GGCTGGGGCCTTTTTCGCACCTGTATTCGTGAGAGGATGTCCGCATGTCCAATACCCCTGTAATCGTCGCACAACTTCCCAATGCCCCTGCTCCGGTCGCAACTGGATCGAAGCCCGTGGTGACGGATCATGGTCAGATCGACCAGCCGTTGATCCCGTCACCTTCCGCCGGTCCTCAGCCCGGCCAAGCCAAAGCGCAGCTCGAACTGCTCATCACGTCGGTCGAGAAGCAGCTCAAGGGCACCGACATCCCCGAGAAGTCCAAGGCAGGGTTGCAGGGTGCGGTAGACCTCGCCAACGCGGCCTACGTCGATTACAAGCCCGGAGAGCCGGAGGAAGTCCTCAACGTCGCCTACGGCAACCTTCAGGCTGCTCTGCGCCTGGTAGCCGCGGACTTCAACGCCGAGAATGCCATCGACCCCGCGACTGTCGGAAAGTCGACGGCTGCTGAGGTTCCCGATACTCCGGTGCTTGACGCCGGCGACACAGTGAAGATGATCTTCCCCAAGCGCGTGCTGCTCACGGTTGACTACACGCGGTCGATCGACTTCCCTGCGGGTGAGCATCAGGTTCCAGTCGCCCTCTCGACCCACCCGTACCTCGCGCTGAATGGGGTGAAGATCGCGGGCGCGCCGATTCCCGCAATCCCGCCCGTCATCCCCGCAGCCGAAACCCAGCCTGGCGAAGCTGCCAAGACCGCACCTGTAGCCAAGTAGCCGAGGAGGCCCGATGTCCACAACGCCGCCAGTGACCATCGGGTCTTTTCGCGAGGACTTCCCTGTCTTCGCAAACACCGCAACCTGGCCGGACGATCAGATCCAGTTCTGGATCAATATCGCCACCAGCATGCTCAATCAATGCCGCTGGGGAGATCAGTGGAAGATCGCGATCGATCTCTACGTTGCCCACAACATCGTTCTTGAGGCCTACTCTGCGGGAGGCGGCGACCTTCCCGGCCTGGCGCGCGGCGTGGTGAGCGGCGAATCTGGCGCGGCCACCTCCGTCAGCTACGACGTCCCGTCCGCGACCGTTGCTGGAGCCTCGCACTGGAACCTCACCATCTATGGGATCCGCCTGGCGCGCTTGATCTCCTTCTTTGGCGCTGGCCCAATACAGTTCACGGGCAGCTTCTACGGCGAGGGCTACGGCGGTGGTGGCCTGTTCGTTCTGAACGGCATCGTCGGGATCGGACCGGGCTGGCGGAATGGCTAATCCCTCGATCCACGCGCATGTCGTCCTTCACACAAACACGCTGCCGAACTTCATGGCCGCGCTGAAGGCGCTCGGAGATCGGGAGGTGTTGGTTGGCTATCCGGAGAGTACGACTGACCGTGACGACGAGGATGGGCTCACGAACGCCCAGCTCGCAGCAATCCAAGATAAGGGGTCTCCGGCACAGGGCATTCCGCCCGGAAATTTCATGGAGGACGGTGTTGAGGAGAAGAAGGTGGAGATTATCGCCGCGCTGAAGGCTGGAGCCACCGCTGTCCTCGATGGCAATAAGGAGCGGTTCGAAGCCGCCCTCGACGCCGCCGGCATGGCCGGGGTCATCGGCATCAAGGACAAGATCATCGCTGGGCCATGGAAGCCGCTGGCGGCTTCCACCATCGCCGCCCGTCAGCGCCGGGGAGTCACCCGCACCAACCGTTACATCGATACAGCGCAGATGCTGAACGCCACCAACTATGTCAAGCGCAATCGAAGGGCAGGTAGCTAGTGCCGGGATTGAACCCCATCGCCGTCGTCGGCAACAGCCCGATGCTCTCCAGCACCTTCGACGTCGTGCGCGCTACGCTCGTCATGTCGCCTGGCGGCCGGTCGAAGTCCACCTCCGTCACCCTCAAGGGCGTCCGCGGGGTTGTGTGCGCCGCCGGGGGGAAGAACGGGCAGAGCCAGACGGAAGACGCCGTGACCGCCACCAGCACCTACACCGTCATCGCCAAGTGCGCTCTCCGCAAGCAAGCCAACGGGATCATCGCGGACGTGGTTCTGTGGCGGGGACTCGAGCTGCAGGTGACGGATGTGGAGGATTACCTCGTCTTCGGCGAAGGCTGGACTCAGGCCACCGCCACATCTCAGAAGGTCGCGGATCTGCCGCTGGAGCGCAAGAATGGCTACTAACCCCATCAACGACAGCAGCACCGGCGGCTACCTTCTCTCGGAGGAGACGCCCCTCGACGATGACGCCCTGGCAGACGTCCTCCAACCCTTCTTCGTGGGGCTGACCGGCCTCGACGACACGCTCGTCCGCCCGAAGTACCAGAACCCCATCCCGGAGCAGCCGGACACCAGCACGACCTGGCTGGCGTTCTGGGTGAAGAACCGCAATCGGGACTGGGACGCCTTCAGGCACCACGTTCGCGACAAGGCCAGCGACGGAGGCTTTGGAGTCCAGCCCTTCGGCACCAGCGAGTTCGGCGGGAATGGCGAGACCACAGCACCGGCGTTCGACTTCATCTATTCGAACGAGCTGTTCAGCGTCGACATCACGATCTACGGCCCGCTCTGCGAGACGGCCGCCTCCTCGATCTGGAACAACGTGCGGGTTCCTCAGAACCTGGAGGCGCTCGGAAAGTCTTCCATCCGCTACGTTTCGGTCGATGATCCTCAGCCGATGTCGGAGCTGATCAAGCAGGTATGGGTTCGCAGGTTGGACTTCCGGATGCACTTGCGTCGCGCGATATGCTTACGGTATCGGGTACTCGACCTGGCATCGGCGGAGCTCACCGTCATCACCCCGCCCGTAACCAACGTTCTGACCATCACGAGTAGCACCGAGGAGGATTCATGATCGACGAGAGCACTCTAATCGACGTACAGATCTCGCTGGCCCAGACTGCCGGGCAGGGTCAAGACACCAGCGACCTCCTCGTAGTGACCGCGACCGCCCTGATCGACCAGACGCAGGGCTACCGCACCTATACCAGCTCGGCGGCGGTGGCTGGTGACTGGGGCACCGGCGGCCTAGAGTATCAGGCGGCCCTCCTCCACTTCGCGCAGGTTCCCACTCCTCCCCGCCTCCTCATTGGGAGCTGGGCTGAATCCGCGACGGCTGGGAAGCTCCTGGGCGGCGGCCTCTCCATCACGCAGCAAGCTCTTTCGAACTTCACCGGCATCGCCAACGGAGCCTTTGGGCTGGCCGTCAACGGCGGCGCGGTCACGCAGCACACGGGTATCAACTTCACCGGCGCTGTCACGCTGCCGGGCATCGCGGCGCTCATCGCCACGGCGCTCGCTGGAGTTGCAACGGTGGTCTGGAATCAGGTGTATTCCCGCTTCGAGCTGACGAGCGAAACGACGGGCGCAGCCAGCGCGGTCAGCTTCGCGACAACCCCGACCGGCGGCGGCGAGACGGACATCAGCTCCCTGCTCGGCCTGGCGGCTTCCTTCCCCGGAGCGTACACATCGGCTGGGCTTGCGGCCGAGACGGCGCTCCAGAACGCCACCCGCATGGACGCCAACTTCGGCGGCCAGTGGTATGCGTTCGCCAACCCGGCCATCACCGCAGATGCGGACCACCTCGCAGTCCAAGGCTTCATCCAGAGCGGTTCGACTCGGAAGCACTTCTATGGGGCGACGTCGCAGGAGCCGGCGTGCCTTCTGTCGAGCTCCACCACCGACCTCGCGTACACGATGTCGAAGACCTCCTGCAACAAGAGCATGGTCAGCTACTCCTCGACCAACTCTTGCGGGGTGATCTCCGCCCTCGCGCGCATCCTGTACCTCAACTATTCGGGCACCAATACGATGATCTCGCTGGCCTACCAGACGATGCCGACCCTCGTGGCCGAGAACATCACGTCCGGTCAGCTCGCGATCCTTCAGTCGAAGAACTGCAACGTCTACGCGCAGATCGACAACGGCGTTCCGATCTTCTTCCCCGGTACGACCTGCGTCACGAACAACTTCGTGGACACAGTGATCGGCGCCGACGTGTTCGCCGTCTCGCTTCAGGCTGCGGGCTTCAATACCCTCTACACCGCCGCCACCGCCGGGACGAAGGTTGCTCAGGACGACGCGGGCACCCACAAGTTCATCACGAATTACGCGCAGGTCTGCCAGCAATTCGTCGCCAACGGCTTCCTCGCGCCTGGCTACTGGTACGGCGCTCCCTTCGGCACGCTTCAGCCGAACACCGTGGGTGGCGAGCCCTACATGGAGGATGGCTACTACATCTATGGGCCGCCGATTGCCAGCCAGTCTCAGGTTCCGCGTGCAGCCCGCGTCGGAGTCCCCATCCAGATCGCAGGTAATTGCGCTGGCGCAGTCAACACCACCAGCGTGCTGGTAACGCTGCAGCCGTAAAAGGAGAGTCCCGTGGAACCGATTTTCGCAGCTTATTCTTTCGCAGATGTGCAGGGGCTTCTCCTTGGGCCGTCCTGCTCGATCGTCCTCGGCACCGGATCCGGCTCTGCGGAAGAGGGCATCAGCTTCGAAGCTCTCGACGAGCGGACGCGCATGACCATCGGCGCGGACGGCTCTGGCATGCACTCCCTCATCCAGAACCGGGCGGCTCGCATCATGGCGCGCTTCCTCAAGGCCAGCCCCACGAATGCCGCGCTCCAGCAGGCACTCGCGGTGCAATCGTCCTCTTCGCTTCTCTGGGGTCAGAACACCCTGGCCCTGTCGAATCCAGTCACCGGCGACGCAATGACCGCCTCTGGTGTGGCGTTCGGTAAGCAGCCCTCAAACCTGTGGGCGAAGGACGCCAACATCATCGAATGGGAGTTCTATGCGATTCGCGCAACCCTGACCATGGGTGGGGCAATCATTTCGGTTGGGTAATCCAGCTTGACACCCCCTCGATACTGGGGGCATGGAACTCACAGACATCACCATCGGGAAGGCGGCCTATAAGATTGGCCGCCTTTCCACGTTTACCCAGTTGCACGTCCTCCGTCGCCTTGGTCCTTCGCTCCTCTCGCTCCTGCCACTGTTCACCGGTGGCAAAGAGCCAGAGCCGGACGCACCCGCTGAGGAGATTGCCACAGCAGAGGAGGAAACCGCGAAGAAGCTCATCCGGTCGCTCCCCCAGCTAGCGGAAGCCCTCTACGAGATGAAGGACGAGGACGCGGAGTACGTGATCAACCGCTGCCTTGAGGTCGCCTGGGTGGTGCAGCCTACCGGGCCGGCGAGGATCCGGACGAACGGCGTCACCATGATTCAGGACCTCGATCTCCCGACGACGCTGCAGCTCACTTTCAACGTCCTCACGGAGAACCTTGGCGGTTTTTTTCCTACAGAGCTGCCGAAGGTCTAAAGGGCGGCGGCTCCAGCGTCAAACTAGCTCACCTTCGAGACGGCACCGACTTCCTTCTGAGGCCCGTGATGGAGGGGATGTGTCGCTACGAGTCCCTGCTAGACGGCACGC